TGTTGTAGATGTTTCAATGTTCTGGTTAAAATTCCACGAATCCGTATCGTTCTCCCAAAGTATTGTTTTATCTGTTGCTCCTTTTAGAGTAATTCCACCGCCATCTGCCGTAGTATCTGAAGGGGTGTCCACAGAACCTAATTCAATATTCTTGTCATCTACTGTTAGAGTTACACTTTCGATAGTTGAGGTGACCCCTTCAACTGTAAGGGTTCCTGCAACCGTTAGGTTTCCAGCAATAGTTGGATTGTTTTCAATCTTTGCACCAGTAATAGCATCATCCTGAATTGCAGCTGTTGGAACGGCACCCGTACCAAGAACTAAATTCGTACCTGCGGCAACAGTTACGGTACCACCCGATTCTGTAAGTGCGTCAATTCCATTTAATGTAATCTTTGCCATGAATTATTTTTTTCCTATTGTTTGTTACTCTAACTATTTATTACGGTTTAGTTGGCCATGTAATGTCGGCGTATGATGTTTCCGAAGATTGGTCTGAAGGTAAATCTCTTAGTGTTTTTCTGTAATTCTTCCATGCAGTACTTACTGTTCCAGTATCACTCAACACCATCCAATCGGTTTCTGCAAGAAGTCTATCTCGTTCTCTTCGTATTCGTGTCCATTCATCTGCAAGTAATCGTGCTGTCTTTGCAGTATCATCACCTACGAAATGTGTTTGGACATAAGTTGTTGCAACATCCTCTTCTGCAACATCATTTCCGTCTTCATCTGTATGTGCTGCTATTGTATGTGCTTCTACATCTACAATTTCTGAATCTTTTTTAGAATCTGACCATTTGATGTTGTAGACTGTTCCTGTATCTGGTGAACTGTTTTGATAATCACTTAACTGAACAAGTCTTGCATATACATCCTCATCTGAGCATTCAACGATTGTGAAGTCTTCAGAAGGATATGTAATCACATCCCTACCATCATCATCCTGAGTTGTGATTGTTACCAACCATGCCCAGTATTCAGACTTGTCTAATCCTTTTACTAATCTCCTACATTGCCACTCTGTTTCATGGACTGTCTGGAGTACGTTGCTTTTGTGTGATATGTACATAATTATCTTCTCGATATTTGGAATAAGTTATAAAGATTCTGAGTATTTATAGTTGCATATCCACCTTTAACCTGAATATAATCACCTCTTTTAAATGTATTATTCCATGTCTGGTAAACTGCTCCATATCCTGCATCTTGGTGATGCATACGTTTAGTTATAACACCATTCTTCCATAAATCTACATGGACACTAACTTGATTATGATTACCATAATTTACTGTATATTCACCATCAACCAAACATATTACTCTGTCATAAGCCATTACCCAATCTTTATTGAATTGATTTTCTCCTGTTGATGTTGCTCCTCTCCATTCATCCAATAACCAAAAAGAGGTATCCGATGATGCGACATTTCTTGTTTGGTAAGAATTTACACAGGTCTTTCCGATATAACTCACATCCCTAGTCACCTCATCCCAACTCTTGCCATCGGGAGTAACGATCAGATTATTCTGTTCCATGTTTCGATCACCACCTACCAACTCATGCAGGTATGGTGTTTCAAAGGTCTGGTAGTGGGAGGATGTGTGGATTGGGGTGGCTACTGTCATACCAGCGAAATAGAACCAATCATAATTAGTGCCGGAATTCACACCATCAGCTAAAAACTTAACTGTATTACTTCCTAAAACTCCGTCACTTTTAACAAACGTATGGTGGTTTGCACTATTATTACCCCCCTCAGGAATAGTGGGTTGAGAAGAAATTGTAATATTAGATGTGAGGGTCACATTAGAAGTTTCTAAACTCCCAGAAGAATTTGTTAAACTTACGGTGACTTTTGCTGAATCTCCTACACCCCTTGTTACAAAATCACCTTCAGTAGTGCCAAAATAAGGTAACTGAGCATGAGAGTTTTGATTGGTAGCTGCATTAAACATAGCAGCAAAACCAGTATAAGTATTTGGAACCCATGGTTCAGAAATTGGTTTTATGTTGGCTGCTGCTAATGTCCCAGCCGAGTCGTAATATATATCTCTGGAAGCAGACACTAATCTAACCCCTTTTGATATTTTGTTAGGATCATTAATTGCTGGAGTCCTTTTTACAAAATCTGCCATCAGCATATAGTCTGCTAGGACTACAGCATCTTCGGGGATTGGTGGCATTTTTGGTTGGTGGAAGGAAATATCACTAATAGAGGCGTAAGTTGTCCCCGCTACATCATTAATCGCAATACCATCTATTGTGTAATCTGGGAGGCCACTGCCATTTGCATTGTCCCTAACTCCCTTTAAAACATGAGTGCCGTATGGTAAGTTCTGGGCAATATGATATGTGCCTTCCCCATAGTTTTTTGTGTTAATTGTAACTCCTGTTCCAATAAAAGTTACATACCATTCTGCTGTCCCTGAATTTTTAGGAAGAATACTATGGTTACCTGCTCGGAGAAGGGATATACCACTTAAACTCGTCAATCCGTCATCCATGACATAAGCGATGTCTCTATCAGTATCATCTAACATTGAGGCATCTTTATATGTGCCAGTAGCACCACCATTAGCATTACCATTTCCAAACTCTCTCCAATGGAATGTCTTTGCAACTTCTGCTTGTAAAGATGGTTCTTCTATTTCGTAAAGAGTAAAATTAGCTAACGTAAATGCGGCCGCACCATTCCCTGTGTGCATAACTATCATTAAATCATTTGCAGTTGCCTTAAATGTACTTGTTATATTTGTTCCTGCTGTTATTAATGATTTAGCTCTCCAATTTGTTGCCGAAGAATTTGTTGCTGGGCCAATATATGATGCTACACCACTCACAGAAGAAGCATCAAATCTAATCCTATACAGTTTCCCTATTGTGAGAGTTACAGCAAGGTAAGCAAGACCATACCCTGTTGTATTGTTCCATGCTCCATTAAGACCCCCTCCCGGCCTCGTTTCAAACGGATATGAACCATTGTCTGTCATGGCGGCCATTAAATTACTACCAAGTGTTCTATTACCAAACTGAGGCAGATATTGAGTTGACCAGTTATGTGTTCCAGTAGCGGCAACTGATCCTGTAGCTATTGAACTTCCACCGAGAATGCAATCTGCTTCAGGTGGCATCATGTTTACGGATGTTTTGATTGCTCCTGAACTATCCACCCATTTGACAACTCTACCTCCGTTCACAGGTCTGTAGAAATTGCCGCCAGATTCCCATGCACCTAATCCTAAAGATGTTGCAGTATCTAGGGAAGAATCCCAATATGCAGAAGTTGATCCTGTCCATCCATCAGCTACTAAATCACCAGTTGTATTGTTAGGTATTGTTGAAGCTGAACCATCTCCTTTAGTTGCAAAGGGATTGTAGTGTGGTGTTCCTGAGACAGTAAACTTCTTTCCGTAGGAAACTACATTCTGTGAGGGTATCTGTATCTGTGATTTGGTTGCAGTTGAGGATGTGTCTTGGGCTATTAGTTCGATGCCATTAAACTCAGGAGTTTCAGAGTTTTTTTGTTGTATTTTTAATGTGTGAAGTCCTAATGTTGCAGATAAACCTAAATTTACTACACTTCCACAATCTACATATCTTAATCTTAATGGGTTATCTATTGATGCTTCTAAATCATTTTTATCCGTTGCACTACCTCCATCCACAGAAATACTAAATGAACGTGCAGTGCCAGAACGTGTTTGTCCAATTATGTTTGCATCAGAGAAATAACCAACAACTTCAATAAATGCACCTGAAGTTGAGCTAGTAAAATAAAATTGATGACCAATAACTGAGTTTTCCATCACGCCACCAGTAGTTCTTATCCACTCTCTACCATCTACTGAATAGACATTAACACCATGAGTAGCAGTCTCTTGTTCCAATAACTGAATACTCTTAAACTTATGCCTCTGACTCCCAAAGTGTGCACCAATTCTAGGGTCTTTGATGGGTTTGCTTCCCCTGATGTCTGTGTAGTAATACATTCGGCCATCACCCTGAGCAACACCATACGTTGCACCATGTGAGGTAGAACCATCTAACAGTTTACCAGCAACAGCGGGATATAAAGTTCCAGGCTGAATGTGGGGTTTAACATGAGTGACTGCAGTTGTATCCGCTTTGAGGTTCAATGCAGTAGTTGTAGCAGTTGAAACAGGCTTAAGTGCGTCTGTTGTATTATCTACATTACCTAAACCTACATCACCTTTGACAAGTCCCGACACTTTTGCAGAAGTAACTGCATCATCTTCTATCTTAGCAGAAGTAATACCTGTACGAAATGTTAAAGTACTTGTTGCTCCACCCGTTGCAGCGGATGTTATTGTAAAAGATGTTGAATTTGGTATCGTTACAAT